TAGCCCAAGCATGGCGTTGATGGCCTTTACAGCGTTTACCTTGTCACTTGGCTTTGCGTCTTCGTCTAAGCCTTTGGCTATCGTAGCGAGAACATCAAGACTGTCCGCCATTGTCCATGTGACGCGTTCAGCAATGGCTGCTCTTAATTCAGCAACCCTTGTTGAAACATTGCTATCTGCCATTAGCCTGCAAGCGTTGGCTTGGCTGGTCTCTGGTTTAGTTGTCGGTTTAACATTAAAGGCTGTTCTGTAAGCCTCTGCTTGGCTTTTGCCTGATGCTACTTCTTGAGCGAATCGCTCTTGTTTAGGTGTTAGTGCCATCTGTCTCAGCTTCCATAAAAGGTCTGGTATTTGTTCAATACACCAGCAATCATGAAATGAAAAGGTCTCCCTGCTTTTGTGCATCTTCAATGCGCTTGCAGGCTAACGCAAAGAATGATTCGTTCTGCTCAATACCAATAAATTTGCGTCCATCCATTACCGTCGCAACACCTGTTGAACCTGAACCCATAAACGGATCGCAGATTGTTTCTCCGGTTACGTTTGTGATAATTTTTTGCATGACAGATAAAGGCTTCACAGTTGGATGAGGTATTGATGTATCTTGTCCGCCGTTTGCCAAAATATAGCGTTTCTTTTGTCGAAGTTCTCCTGCTGGATGGAATCCTGCATTCCAAGCATGAACATAAATTTCAGTATCTGGTTGGTAGTGTCGATTGGCAACTGGCATTGGGTTAAGCTTATGCCATTGGCATATAGCATACCGTCCAAATTGTTCTGCCAGATGCGGCAATAGCACAGCCCATTGGTCATTGTGAGCAAATACAACGGCAGCGCCAAACTGTTCACCATTCAATATACTATGGTCAAACCCATCAGCTAGTCCAGCCGCTGCAATTTCATCCATGTTTTTGCGATTTGTGCGGAATATACCAGCACCTCCAGTTTCAAATTCATAAGGCGGGTCAGTCACAACAGCGTCAACCTTACCAAGCGTCGGCAGTATGTCGCGGCAGTCTCCTAGATACAGTGTTGCGTTGCCTATGATGACAGGCTCAACCATTTATTTCTGCACTTCCCTGCTCATACCCTTTTACCCAGTCTTTGTGCATTTGCGATCTTTGAAGGTTGGTAATAACTCCTCCGGTCAAACCTGATTGGTAACCAGCTTCAAAATGATACCTGTCAACAGACTCAGCGTTTTCAACCACCAAGTCTAAACGGGTTTCCACCTCAATAAGCTTTGCGAGGTAGTGCTGGCATTTTTTTAAATCTTGCGTGCCATTCTTATCACGATAGCGTGCGAGATATTTTATGCAGTTGCCTTGCAGATAACCTGCGAAAGCTTCTGGCGACATCCAGGACTCCATTGCTTCCCAAGGCTGAACGCTCTTGGATGCGTAATGGTCTCCGCCTACTTGATGTGAATTAATATTCTCCATCATCTTCCTCCTCGTCGTAATCAAACGGATCATAGCCTTTTAGCATTGCATCTACTGCAACCATGATAGGCCCAGTGATACGCACCTTGCCAGCTTCCATCTTGCGAATGGTTGTGCCTCCGTTCTCTGGTGAAAGGCGAAGTGCAGCAGCCATGTCGTTGATGCTATATCCCATGTGCTGACGGGCAAGCTTTAGCTTTTCAGGTGTCATGCCCCTGCCCTGCTCTTTTGAAGCGATGTAACGATGGTGCTGTGATCGCGGTTCATAATCCTGCCTATCTCTGTAGTGGAATAGCCCTTCTCACGCAGCATGACAACGCATTTGCGTCTTACCTTGACTAATGGCCCAAACCTATTTTTGCCTAAAATATCTTCTAAAGTGAACCGATGCTCTTTGGCGATAGCTTCAATGTCATCTAAATTCTTTTGCCTTGGTGTCATGAGTTTTCCATTAATTCACGGCTACGCATTTCTTCGTAGCGATAGTCTGCTTCATCTTCGCTGTGGTCGCACTCTGTTTGCCATATCAGCTCTTGCAATGTGCCAGCAGGGTCTTCGTCATATTCAACTATGGCTGTCAGCAGTTCAATCTCTTGAGCATCGCTAATGCCGAAAGCATTTCCCTTAAGGGCTGCTGCGTAACGCGATTGCCGCCACTCTTCTTTCTGGCGCTTATGTTCTTCGGTGTAAGCGTTTAGTGCGTCGATAGCGTCTTGCGCTAGTTGTGTGAGGTTCTGGCTCATGCGTCTTGCTCCACAAAATCAGGGCATAGCAATGCCTGTGTGACGATGGCTGCAGCGCAATCTTCTGCGCTTGCATAGCGTTCTGTAAATTCACGGCCCAGCGCATCAGCGCAAGCATCCAGAAGTATGTTGCTTGTGATGATGTATTGGCGGGGATCAGCGCACGTTTCAAACTGGCCAGCGCGAATCTGCTTTGTTAAAAGACCGTCGATGCGTTCAAATTGAGATAGGGTGATGCTCATGCTGCATACTCCATAGCCATGCCTAGTGATGGGCAAGTGCGAACATGCTTGCCGTTGACGTAGACGTAGAAGTCAGAGCCATAGGCTTCGATGACTTCCCAAATTTCGGTGCGTGATGTTTTGTGAACCAGTGTCATTTCGTAATCCCTTCGTTGTTGGTGAAACCAGCCTTAAAGCATTTGAGGGCATATGCAACCACTAAATTGCATTTAATTGAAAATAATTTGTGGGGGACCGAAGTCCCCACGCATCACGCCAGCTTGGCGTACTCCTGCACCCGCTCCAGAGCGTCGGCCCAGTCGTCGGCGTAGTGGTCGCCGTAGAACGGATCGCGGGCCTCGTCGTCGCAGACGTCAGGCTGGCCCCAGACAATGATGGTGTTGAAGCCGTCGTAGCTGCGGTACGTCTCGATGTGGATGTCGTGCTTGGCAGCCAGTGCCCGTGCCTTGCGGCGCAGGGTTGCCTCGGTGTCCTTGACCTTGGCGGGCAGCACGTCGGTCAGCGCCACCTTGCGGTCGTGCTCTATCTTCCAGACGCCGCTGATGCGGGCGCGGCGCTTGACCTTCTCGTCACGGATGGAGACGATGTCCTTGGTGATGCCGCAGCAGTAGCGGCGACCCTGCACCACCTGCCAGTGGTGACCGGCTGCGATGAGGTACAGGGACTGGCCGTCGCGCTCGTCGCTCTTGAGCCACGCGGCCAGCGTCGGGTTGGACTTGAGATTGAGCGGATCGACCTTGGCAGCCGAGCTGGACTTGAAGCCGAGCAGGGCCAGCGAGCGTAAGACTTCCCAGTTGCTGGTGCCTTGCACGCTGCGCTTGCGGCTGACGTGACGGATGACGGCAGACGCCTCGGCTGTGTCAATGCCTGCGATGATCGAAAGTGCGGCTGGGCCGCAGAAGCGGTTGTGCCCCTTGGCTGCGCGCTTGACGGGTTTGAGTGTTGCGGTAGGCATGGTATTGTACTCCTTCTTCGTTGCTGATGCCCCCTTATACACAATGCAACTAAAGATTGCAACCCCTTAATTTCAGCCAATCCGCACTTTTTTCACGATTTCGTCGATTTCTTCCTTGGACGTCGCAACAAACACCGGAATGCCGTAAGTCTGCATGCGCTGGATCTCTTGCTGCTGCACTTTGCTGACGCGGTCGTTGTCGGCCTTGATCTCGATGAAGGCCGCATTGGGCCACGTCCACCACACAAAGCAATCAGGGCAGCCGTTACGCCCCTCCCAGCGCACCTTGCGGTACTGACCTCCACTCTTCTGCACGACGTGCTTCAGGTGGTCCTGTAGGCGGCCTGCGGGCGTCATTCCTTACGATAGCGCAGGCCCTCGAAGCCCGCAGCGGACAGCGGCAGGCCTATCGACCAGCTCGGGTTCGTTGACATCATTGTCGCCAGCACGTCGGCGTCGTAGCCCTTGTGGTTCGGCACCTCGCACACAAGCTCATCGTGCACGCGCAGGACGACGGGGTAGTCGTTCTCCTCGGCGCGGCGCATGCCGGTCATGAAGACGTCGCGCGCCACGGCCTGAACGATGTTCTCGACCAGCTTGCCGTAGTACGTCTCCTGTAGCTCCCACTTGCGCGTGAACTGGTTCACACCCTCGTATTGCAGCTTGCCGTCCTCGTCGACGTGCATGCTGCGGTAGCACAGGTACCGCCCAGAGGGCAGGCGGCAGCGCACGTACCTAACCTTGTCTGGGCCGAGCATGCTGTCGAAGCGCACCATCTCGCCGCGCACGGCGAAGCTCTCACCCTCGGTACGCACGGCGGCGCGCGCCGCGCCCTCGACGTCGTACCAGAAGCGCTTCGTCGCAGGGTGCGCCTTGCGCCACGCCTGCACGATTTCCATGATGGCGTCGTCGTCCATCGCGTCGAACACCGCGCCGCCCATCTTGCGGTAGGCACCGAGGCCGCCGCCATATCCTCCGGCCAGCTCAGGCACCTTGCCCTGCGTCTGGCGCTCGGCCTTCGTCACGTCGAACGGATCCTTGCCGAGGATGCGCCCGGCGGTGACCTTGTACAAGTCCGCGCCCTCGCCGCGATCGTAAGCCTTAAAGGCCTCGATCTTCCACTCCTCGCCGGCCATCCAAGCCAGCACGCGCCCCTCGATGTTGGACAGGTCGGCGATGACCAGCTTCTTGCCCTTGGCGGCGACCAGACACCCGCGCACGGCAAAGGAGCAGCGCTCGCTTACGTTGTCGTAAATGAGGTCCTCGCAGTCGGCCTTAAAGGCGGCGATGGTGGCCTCCTGCACGTCACCGTCGAACCAGTCTGGCGATCGGGGCAAGTTCTGCGGCTGGAAGATGCGCCCAGCGTCACGGCCTGTGCGCCCCGCGCCGCAGAACTGTATCGTCCCGCGCAGGCGGCCGTCCTGTGACGTAGCGTCAAGCAACGCTTGATACTTGGCAGGGGAGGTGGCCGAGGCCTGCTGGCGGATCTCCAGCAACTCGCGCACCTTCGGGGCGAGTTCGCCCTTTAATGCCGTCTCGACGGGGGCCTTGGTCAGGTCGTCCGTC